GGACGACTGCCTCAACGGAGTCATCGTTGATGATCCGAAATTCCTGCCCGTGGATCTTCAGCCGCGTGCCTGTGTTCGGACGAACCAGCACAAAGTCTCCGACTTTGCAGGACGGACCGCTTGGGAACCGAAGCGGATCTTTGTAGCAGTCTGGCCCCATCTTGGCGACAAACAGCACCGGGCTCATCACTTCTTCGAAGTGCATGGTCTGCCCTGCTTTGACCAGCCCGCTTTCGTACTCTTCTTCCGCTTTGGGCAGAACGCAGAGCAGGTGGTAGGTTACCGGATCAGGCACTTGTCGGGCCTTTTCGGCGTCGGTTTGCGGCAACACGGTTGTGTTTTCGCCATCACTCAGGAGTAGTTCACTCATCTTCAGATTGCTCCATTTTTCGCACGAGGTCGGTGATATAGGAATGTGCAAGTGAGAGACCCCGGATCTCGCCTGACATTGACTTGTACTCAGGGAAGTCTTTTGCCGCACCTGAGATAAGAGCTTGCGCAATATCATCACGCCGCTCTTCGATTTCCTTGATAACTACGTCAAACGCAGTAGTTGCCATTGGTTACTCCTTATTTGCAGGTTTTGACGGGCGTTGTTGCGCTGCCCGCATCATCTGTTGCCGAGTTTTGATCGCATCGGACTGAATCTGCTGTCTCATCTTTTGTTGATGCATCTGCTCTTTCTGCTGCAACTCCTGCTGCGCCCTCATGGCCTTGAGCCGGGGGTCTTCACCCTGGTTTTTCTGGGCATCGAGCGCTAGACGTTGGGCCTCAAGCTGCAACTTCTGTTGGGCAATCTGGAAGTCCCGCTGACTATCAGCCTCCTTGCGTTGAAGCTCCTGTGCCTTCAACTGCAACTCCGCCTGCTGCATCTGCAGCGTCGGGTCCATCGCCTGTTGCTGAGCCTGCATTTGCGCGGCCATCGCTTGGTTCTGGACCATCGTGCGCTGCGCAGCGGCGGCTATCAGCGGGGCCAGGGCCTTCTCATCTTCAGGTGCAATGGGAGCGTTGTTTTCTTGATCCAGCACCGGCAAGGGAACTCCCAGTGCCATCTCAACCTGAGCCCGGTATGCAAACGCAGCGTGCTCTGCAATGTGCGCCATGAGCGCGGCCATCATCCCCTGCGCCATCGGGTTTTGTCCTACGGTGGACATCACCTTCGGGTCTTGCATGAACGCCTGATGGGTCATCAAGTGAGCCTCATGGTCTTGATAGGCAAACGCCTTGATAGGCTTGCCCATGAGCACGGACATATTCTCCGTCACAGGGTCCTGGGGTTTCTGATCCTCAGGGACCGCAACAAGACGTTCCGCGTTCTTGATGCCGAGAACTTCCAGCATCTGCCGGTGAAGTTGAGGAAGGTCGTAGATCTGCGGAGCCCCTTGGGCCAATTGCAAAGCAGCCTGATACTGCATGATCCGCTGCGCCATAGTCGCCGCGTTTGGATCACTGACCGGAATCACCTCTACGAGATCGTAGTCAGACTGCTTGACCGACCGATCCCCACCTTCCGGCGTGTAGGAATAGTCTGCGGGCAAGAAGTCCCGAATGATTCCCTTCAGGAGTTTGAACTCCATCCGCAGTGAGGCATGAACCCGCGCCTGAACGGCACTCATGGTCTTGAGTTGCCGCTCCAAAATTGCCAGCGTGGTTCCAACAGGCGCTTGTGCGCTCATGTCACTGACCTTCAGATCAGCGATAGCCGCAAGGCGTCGGCCTTCTTCCGTGATGCGCTCAAGCAGCATCGACAAAACTTGGCTCGGCTCCTTGTAAGGAAGCGGCATGATGTTGTCACGCACACTCCCCGAAGGAATGTCCACATCCCTGAACTCGCCCGGAGCGATGGGCGTGTCGTCGCCCTTGATCCGCAGGCCCCTTGACTTCAGGCCACCGGGCAGGTTGGACAGGGTTCCAGCATCCACCAGTTGTCGAATGATGGAAGTGCCAGCGCGAGCATAACCACCAATAAGATGGATATAGCCCAGGCCATAAGCGCCAAAACCAGGGATATAGGTGTATTGGACGAAGTGCTGTCGCTTGAGTTTCTTGTTGTCGTCTTCGTCCCAGTTTCGTCGGATCGCCAGAACCGTTTGAGTGCCCCTCTCAACCGTGACCACATACGGCAAAGGAACTTCATCTTCGTACCCCGGCATGTCCCAGTCTACGTGGATCTCCAGAACCTGATACCGATCATCATCGGTCAAGGTGTACCCTTGCTCCTCCGCTTTTTTCTTTTCAATGTCGGTGAAGAAACGTACTGGTTCTCCTAACTCTATTTCACGATAGAACCCAGCAACCTGTAGCTTCTTGATCTCGTTCTCAGTTTTGCGCATGATGTGCGTAACACGTTCAGCCGTGTACACATTTGACGCGCCATACGGCATGATCAGATCTTCTGCCGGGACAAAAGGTGCCGCAGGCAGTTCCGTGCTGGGATTCGGGTAGATCTTCTTGAAAGCCGACCCAGAAAGGCCAAGGGAGTACAGCATCCGCTCGTGCTCGGACCTGTAGTCAATCATCTTCTCGGTCAGCATGTAGTTCATGTCGTCGCGGACACGCTCTGCAGCTTCTTCCTTGAGGCGGTCAATCGCGCCAATGATCTGCGTCTTCACCGGACCTTGCGCCGGGAAGGTCTCCGTGATCATCTCTGACTGGAACCTGATAGCCGCTTCAGTCAGAAGTGGTGAATACACCCCACAAGCCCCGTTCCACGGCTCAGTACGCTCTTCGTACTTCATGCCAAGGACTTCTAAGCCCTTGACAAACATCTCTGTCCAGTCTTTGCGACTGTTGATGTCCGCATCTACGAGATCAATGAGGTCAGACGCCAGGGATTGAAGCTCCCCGTCGTCCATGTACTCCGCAAGATTTGCGTCGAATGTGTCCGCAGTCTCAGGTTCTGGCATCAGTTCAATCTCAACCCCGTCAATCCCAATTTTTACGCTCTCAGGATCTTCAATTTCAATCTCAAGAGCCGGTTCTTCGGTCATAACACCCATGTCAAGGGGCATCATTTCGGGAGAGATGTTTGTTGCCATGTCAAATCCTTAGTAGAAAGCGACTTTGCGCTTGAAAGACCGCATTTCGTCCTGCTCGTCGGTCTGTAGACGCAGGAAACCACCCTGCCGGAAGCGGATCAGGGCCTGAACAGCACTGTCTACGTCATCGTCGTGGGGGGCGTTTGGGAAAGCGGCCATGTTTTCGATGAGTTCTCTAGCCCATCGGGTGTCAGGTGCCCAGACTTTACCCGATTGGAACAGGTCTGCCACAGAATTGATACGGACAAACTTGTCATTCCCCCTACTTGGGGTGTATTCAGACACCGGAATGCCCATTTTCCGCAGTTCAAAGATCAGCGGAGCACCAGCAGCCTTTGCTTCAACGATGAAAGCATCCGGCTCCCACTCCCTATAGTGAGCCAGAGCCTTTTCTTTCAGTTCTGGGAACTCCATCCGCTTCTGAAAGCAGTCCAACAAGATGATGTTGACATCATTCTCGTCCTCATTCATATGGAACACACCCCACGTAGTACACGCAGAGTAGTCGTTTCGCTCACCTTTAGTAAAGGCAGTGTCCCAAGACTGGATGATGAACTCACATGCAGGAGGTTTTTCCTTCTCCCAGATCTTCCACCACTCTCTTTTGACAATCGCGCCTTCTTCGGCGGTGGGATTTTGTTGATACTGAGCGTTCCACTTACCCGGTGGCAACTCATCCCTTAGAGCAGACAGTTCCTCAAGCGACCAAAACTCAGGCCATAGGGGTTTACCCGAAGGCATGATCGCCGGGAGTTCAATGATTTCCCACTGATCTTCCTTGCCCAACTCTCCAGCGGTCTTCAGGATCTTACCTGTTAGGTCAGACTTAGACCACCTAGTCATGATGACGACTATGGCTCCCCCAGGCTGGAGACGCTGACGCGGGCCAGATGAGTACCACTCAAACACGGAGTCGTAAATCTCCGGTCTTCCAGCGGCCAAAGCAGCTTCCTGTTCGGAGTGAGGGTCGTCAATGATCAACAAATCCGCGCCCTTACCCGTCATCGTGCCGCCGACGCCGATAGCAAAGTACTCGCCATTCTTATTAGTAGCCCATCTCCCGGCACTCTTAGAGTCTTGCCTTAGTGCCACATCCGGGAAGATCTTTGCGTACTCTTCAGACCCTACCAAGTTACGCACCTTCCGGCCAAAGTTCACCGCCAGATCAGCAGTGTTGGACGCCTGGATCACCTTCTTGTGCGGATATTTCCCAAGAAACCAACTAGGAAGCAGATAAGAACCAAACTCCGACTTTGTGTGCCGAGGCCCAAGGTTGATGATCAGCCTCTTCAACTTACCCTCAGCAATCTCCTCAAACTTCTTTGCCATCACAGCATGATGCCGGCCATGAATGAACCCCGGCCACATCTTCTTCACATACGCCATGAAACTCTTCTGGCACTTCTCCCTCTCTACAGCATCCTTGTAATCTTGTACCTGCTGTAACAGCTTCTCCTGATCCGCAGGAGACAGACTCGCCACTAGATCATCCAGCTTCATTCCATGTTCCTAAAGCTGATGTAAGTCGGCCGAACAGACCTGCCCATCCCCTCAACCCTCTTCACCGCACCCAACTTCACCAACCTATCTACGATCTTCTTCGTACTCCCAATCCCAGGTTTACCCCTCAACTCACAAATGTTCCTCAGGCTCGGCCCGTACCCAAACCGGCACCACCACACATCAATAGCCAAGAACACTTCTTTCTGAGCCTCAGTCATACCCATCTCCAACACCTCCTCCTTGGACCCGTACACCTTCCTCAGAGGACTCTGCAATACCTTCTTCGTGCGCCACTTTTTCTGATTTTCCATTACAAATCAACAACTTAGCGCACACTCTTAAAGCATCACTTTACTTCCGTTAAATTTAACGGTCAGCAAATTTTTAGCCGCTTTACATCCCACGTTTTTGGAAAAGTCCTTACAAATCATAGACTTAGCGGCGTTTCTTAAACCAGTTTATGTCATCCGTTAAATTTAACGCTGCTAAATTTTTTGGTACCCCCCCGCCACTTTTGTTTGGAAAGGCTACCGGGGGGTGTCGCCAGATCGAGGGGGTGGGGTCTGGCGCGTGGCGTTAATTTTTACGGCGTCCATACAAACAGAGGGTCGTTTGTGTGGAATAGTATGTTCAAGGCTGCGGGACTCCTGCTGCGCCATCGGGGGGGTGCCCGGTGGGTGGGTCTGCGCCGTCGGGCTTGCTCGTGCTGGTGCTGGTGTCCGTCGCGCCCTGCGCCGTCTCGGGCGCACCGTTAAATTTAACGCTCAATTCTGCTAGCAGGCTGTCGGCATCCGCCTCGATAACGGTAGCGTCCTGAGCTTGCGCGGTGAGGATGCCCCGTAGTTCTGCCATCACCTTTGCCCTTGCATCCTCGCTCGAGGTAATCACCTTCGTCTCTCTATGCTCGGTGAAGGCATGAACCTCCGTGATCTGGCCGATAGTCTTGAGAGCCTGCAATCTAACGGCGTCTTTGGTATCGTCCTTCAGGGCGATTTCCACCAGCCCTTTGATAACTAAAGAGCGAAGCGCTGCAGGGGTGCGGTGTTTTTCTGCTTCCAGGGCTAAGGCATAAGCATCGATTTCTTTTTGGATTCTTTCGTCACGCATGAGGATGTACGGGTGGCGCGTTAATGTGTGTTTACTGGTTGCGTCATAGCTGGCCCGGAAAGCATCCGCCTTAGTGGCTCCCATGGCTACAGCCCGTGCGAAGTTTCTTTGCTTTGTGGTGAGACCATCGGAAACGGTCTTTCCTAGGATGGCCTGAATAGGCAGTTCCTTAGCTGCTTTCTCTAGAGTCTTTCTTGATAGCTTCATAGGTGTTTGTCCTACTGGGGTTCTGTACAGTATAGGGGAACAGAGAGAGAAAGCAAGGGGACTGCTCTCGCTGACGCTCGATCCGGGCTGGCTCCGGCCCCTTCCCAGGGCTCGCACTGTATGAAAACACATGAGGGAAAGTCCCTAGAGACAAGGGCCATGCAAGGGCCGATGATGCCACCCGTTCCATCAATGGCATATCTCAGGAGAACCAAAATGCCCTTATCTGCCGATCATCCTATCCATTCCCAAATGGGAACCATGCTGGCGATTCAAGCCGCGACGCGCAAAGCCCGTGAAGCTACCGGCCTTTTCATCGGCGTACGCGCAAACGCTGGGAAGTTTCGCATTGGAATTGTGACGATGGTCAAGCATCGGGAAGTGTTCGAACCCCTGTCGGACTATGCGCCCCTCTCCACTACTCTGGACACACTGCGCCAGATGGTCGAAACCGCCAGCGTCACAGCCTGACCCACTATAGGAGAACCACAATGTATTTTGCTCATTTGTCCCTCAAGTCCGGTAACGTGAAAACGGGTCCGATACCCGTTAGCACTACAAGCCGTGCAACATGCCCCGTAGACTGCGCCATGCGCGACGGATGCTATGCAGCGTCCGGACCCCTTGCCCTGCATTGGAATGCGGTTTCGTCTGGTGCTCGCGGCACCGATTGGAGCGGGTTCGTCCAATCGATTGCAGCACTCCCTGACGGTCAATTGTGGAGACACAATCAGGCCGGTGATCTTCCCGGGAATGGTCACACTGTGGACCCTGTCGCACTCGGTCAACTGGTGCATGCGAACATCGGCAAACGGGGCTTCACTTATTCGCATTACCGTGACGCTGATTCCCTCGCATGGATCAGGCATGCGAACGAATGGGGCTTTACGGTAAACCTGTCGGCTAATGACCTGCAAGATGCTGACACCCTTGCCGATACCGGAGCGGGTCCTGTCGTCGTCGTCCTGTCGTCCACACAATCGAATAACACTGTGACCCCTAAGGGTAGGCGCGTGGTCGTTTGCCCTGCCACGCAAAGGGATGATGTGTCATGCGCGACATGTCAGCTGTGCCAGCGTCAACGGGAAACCATCGTCGGGTTTCCCGCTCACGGTACCCATAAGCGGGTGATCGATATCAAGCTTGCAGCATAAGGGGAAACCTATGCCTGTTCTGTCAAATACAATTTTGCTGGTTCGATTGCCTAGCGGTGATCTTGCGGTTTACGAATTGCAACCGCAGCACCTAAACCCTACGCATCATGCCTGGACTCTCAATCAATCCGCCATAGAGCACGGGCGCCAGATTGCCCACGAGCACGACGGGCGTTGGTTCAAGCCCGGCGGATGGGAGGAAATAACCGATCTACGCACCATCGCATTGCTGGAGCGATCACCTAACGCTTGGGAGGGTTGACCATGGTTCGAATCATTCATTCAAAGATTCTCGGCGGATGGTTCATCGTTCGGGGTCCACATCAAACCCCGATATCTGGCCGATTCGAAACCCGGGCGCAAGCCCTTGCACACTTGAAAAGGGGTTGATCATGCCATGGTTTGTAGTTTTTGAAGCTCGCCAGCAAGGGGCCATCGGGGTTTTCGAAAAACGCGGGTTATCCGTAGGGGCAGATTCTCAAGATGATGCCCTGAATCAAGCCCGTGAAGCCCTGACAAAACAAAGTTTCGAGGTTCGTTTTCCCGTTGAGGTTTATCAATATCAGGAGAATGACCAATGAAGACCATGCAAGCCCGTTACCCTGGGAAGTGTTCCCGCACTGGTGCCCGAATCAATCCGGGAGACTTGATCGTATACGCTGGGAAGGGTCGGGCTTACCTCTCGGACCTAATCCCTGCAGTGGACCCGGACCTAGCGTTAGCCCGGACCCTGGACCCTGAACTAGCAGATTCTGACCCGGATGCTGCAGCGCATGCGGGACGTTATCTGCGGCAGTCTATCGCCCGTGGGGTTTCCGATATCTGGCGATCCTCCACGGGGAAAGAGTATTACCGGAACCGCAAGGGACTCTGTGAAGATGCCCCGTGTTGCGGGTGTTGCAATGCCTGAGGATTGACCTATGGAAACTGAAGACATCGGACTATTGATAGTTTGTACCCTGGCGCTGGGTCTTCTAGTGCTGGGGATTATCTGAGACTGTTGCGCCTATCGGCGCTGGGGACTGACCTATGCCTAAGATCACTTTCCGCCCCGGTCAACCCGTGGCATTTTCTCAAGCCGTTATCCGCCGCTCAGGGGATCAATTGTTTACCGCTAAGGCACGGGGAACCGTGGTGGCGGTGCGCGATAAGCCCGGACTGGGTGGGCCTATTGTCTCGGTTGACTGGCACGGCACCTACATTCCGCACGAGGATGGCGGGACCGTGCGCCACATTCCCGGCGTAAATCTAACGCCTATCCTAGCCAATGGCGCAGTGTTCGGGGACTGACCGGAACCTATAGGCTCTGATGGGGCCTATGGGGGCATGTTGCCCTGCAGATTCAAAGGACTGACCTATGCTGATTCAAAAAATGTCTTCGTTCGGCCCCTACGTCGATGGACGCAGGGTGACCGCCTGGGGCTATCCGGGTTTGCCAGGATGGGCCTGGGAGTCCCTGTTGGTACAGGGAGAACCGGGGGCGGGAGTCTACATGACGCTGCCCCGCTCGGCTTATAAGGATCACCCTTGGCTGGGTGAACATAAGGATCACCCGATGATCCGCCGCTGGGGGAGGGACTGACCTATGTACGGACCCGCTATGCCCTGTATGGACCCTGACCGGCCCCTTAACGCCGAGGAACTCGCAGACGAACGCTGGGAGCGCCGCCGTGGCCGCGTTCGCACCCGTGCCCACATTGAACGGCTCGAAACTGCCCTACGCTGGGCGCTGGAGCAAATTGACGACGATCTAGACTTAGACCACCAAGCCGCCCTAGAGGATGCTTGGTCCCTTTTGGAGGACTGACCGATGAACCACTACATTGTGCTCTATCGAATTGAAAGCATCATGTGCCCCGCAGATGATCCGTTCGGTTTCAAGTGCTGCGCCGATGATGGCGACCATGCGGAAGAACAATGCTTGAATGCCTATCCTGACGCCGACATTGTGTGGGTTTCAGAGCGCAAGGCTATGGAAGATGCTCTGCAAGATTATTACGCCACCACGGAGGACTGACATATGCTCTATTCCAAAACTGCCCGCTGCGCCCGCTGGGGCGCTGAAAAGGGTGCCCGCCGTGTAAGTGGACTGACCCGCGCCGAGCGCGAAGCCGTGAAGAACGGCCAGGAGGTACGGTTTAAGGGTTGTCCCGAAGTTGACGGGACGACGGAACGGCGCATAATTTTTGCGGGCGGGAGGTTCTTTGCCCGTATGCCTAAGGGGGGAACATGACTGACAAAATCAAAGCCGAACGGATGGCTGATGCCTTAGATGCTGGATGGTGCCCCGTCAAATCACCGCGACAGATGGCGGAAGCCGCTGCTGAACTTCGCCGGATGAGCGCAGTGAACGCGGAACTGCTGGAGGCGTTGAAGCGCATCGAATTAGCCTGCACTGGCACTTGGGTCAATAAAGACTGGGTAGTAAAAGAGTGCAGCGCTGCTATCGCACGGGCTACAGAGGAGTGACCTATGTACCAACAGACTTGCCCCTTCTGTGGGCGCGATCTTGAGGACGGGGAACTTGTCACCGGGCTCTGCACCAGTGACGATTGCCCACAGCACGATGAAGTAAGCGACGAGGCCCGCGCTTTCGGGCCTAACCAAAAAGCACCGCAATGGTGGAGGGCTTAACATGAAACGAACTGCTACCGTGACAGAGACAGTGACCTACGTCATCAGTTTCGAGGTACCCGATGGGGCCGACGATGATGAGATTGAAAACCTCGCACATACGGAATGGGGCACCAACCCAGACCGTGATCCCGATAATTACGAGTGCGACATCTCCGTCGCAGAGGAGTGACCTATGTTCACGCTTCGCATAAACGACAACCACTACCCCATGACCACTGCCCCGGTGGAGTATTTCCACGGGTCATCACTGACCGTCAGCATCCTTCCCCGCGTGACGCCCGAGGTTTCAGAGGAGATCGACCACAACCATTGGGAAGATTGGCCCGGTGGCATCGTGGACACGATCTACTTCGCAATGGTGGACGGATGGTCTTCTGACGGCACCATGCGCGATGATGACCCCGACCTTGAGCCGATCTATTGGGCGATAGAGCACAACGGCCAGCCCATCGGCAGGGATGAACTGGAAGAACTGCTAAACCCCGGCGAGGTAGCGATCCACATGCTGGTGGGCACGGACTCACGCGGCGATCCGGTGGAAACGAGGACGGAATACCGCCGCCTGGGAGGTGAGAAGGCCGAGCGGTTTGTTCTGGACTACGCTGACAAGCATAGTTTAAAGATCAACTATCTGGAACGCTACGGTTCGTTGCTTGTGGCACAGGTGGAGTGACCGCTGCCCGCTTCGGCGGGCTTTTTTACGCCTACCCACTTGCACCACTCAAAGGACTGACCTATAATCCGTCCCGTTGGTGTGGTTGCCGACATGAGAGCCATTAGGTCTGATCCTGGCCCAAAGAGGTACGCCTCAGAGGGTCAACCACCGGGGTCAGAGGCCTAATGGCTTTTTTGTTTGTCTCACGCTGACTCTGCTTCAAGAGTCTATCGGGTTCTGGGTGGCACGGGGTAACCGGAGGAAGTCGCAGGGGTGGATGCCCCGCAGTGCGATGTAGGCCGGTCTGCACCACCCTACTACGTTCTGGCTTGAGGCGAGACGCGCACAGAAGATGCAGGCGCAGGGGTAGGTCGCCAATGGGGAACCTGTAGCTTAGGCCGCAGCGGAGATGTTGGTTCCAGAGCCGTTGCAGACGCTGGCATCAGCGGAAAGTCTGGAAGTGGGAGCAGTTGCCTAGACTCTCATCCGAATAGGGAAACCTCACTTGGCTCCATATTTGGAATGCGCCTAGGTTCACTTCGGTGGACTTAGGCATGGTATTGCCGAACGGTTTCCTACTTCCACCATTTTGGAGTAGCGCAGTAGACACACTGTAAAAATTCACAGTGTTGCACTACACGCTTAGGCGTGGCAACATTCACATGCCAATTTCGGCAAACAGGAGATCATCATGAAGAAGACTGTCGCTTTCATTGCCGCCGCCCTGCTGGCTACCGCTGCCTACGCTTCGTGCCGGTACTACACGGTCACGATCAACGGAAAGACCTACTCTTGCTCTGAGTGCTGCTACGGAACTGGTGCTGCTCGGACTTGCAACACCGTCTGTAATTGACCACCGTAGTAAACATCACCCTCGTACAAGAGGGTGAACGGATCACCATCCGATCAGATGCCGTGGGCCAAGATGAGCAAGTCCTGGCCCTCGGCCTACAAATTTTGGGGCATCTCTCATATCTGGAGATGCAGCAGCCCGAGATTTACACGGTGGACATGCCTACCCTAAGTGCTGGGAAGCACTAGATTTTCAGAGCCTTCAGGACTGACTGCCCCGTGCGGAACAGTCCTTCCCGTAGGTGGTGGTCGTTGCAATCACCTAGCTGATCGCTCATCCAGAACGGCCAGCCTATCTCACGGGCTACCCGCTCCCCGGTACCGCTGAGGTCGTGATCTGCGATAACGTAACCCCCTGGCAGGGTCTGCGCGATTTTTAGCATGTTCCCGGCTGAGAAGCACACCCTCACACAATAGCGGCGCTTCCAATTCTTGAGGATCATCCGCAAACTCAACGCCGTGGCATACCCTTCGCACAAGAAGTTCGGACCCTTGTTATCTATCACATACTCTGCGCCGCCCGTGACCTGCCCACTCAGGAACTTCTTCCCGCCCTCGGAGTCGATCAGTTGAACGCCCACCAGCCTCTGCCCAATCCGCATAGGGATGACCAGCAGATGCTCACCTTCCCGCACCCAAACATTTCCCACTTCATCTGGAAAGCCTTTGGCCTTGAGGTATGGATGTGAGGCATACTGGCACTGATGAAGTATCCAAGCGGCTTTTTTGGAGGCTTCGTGCTGCCTTCGCAGAGTCTCCTGCTCTGCTCTGCGGGCCTGCTCTGCTAGGTCTCGCCTGTTAATTTTTACGGGCTCATCAGGTCGCCAGACGGAAACAGTTACCTCGGTGGCGTGATTCTGGACAAAGCCATGATCGCCCATGAACTTCACGGCCCCATTTCTGTGCCGAGGTTTGTCCTCTGTCGGATACCGCCTCCATAGGCCGAGCGGGGGCAGATGAGGGATGAGGATACCGTGCAACCGGCAGAAGGTCAGGAAGTCCATGCTTCCACCTTATTGATCCGTTCACCGATCCATCGTGCCACGGGTACGGCCCAGCTATTGCCAAGTGCCTTGTATCGAGGGCCGTCTGGGCATTCGCTGGCGGGCTTCTTGCGCCAGGGGATCTGTGTATACGAACGAGGGAATCCCTGAAGTGCCTCACATTCCTCGGGCGTAAGTCTGCGAACTTGCATGGCCGGCTGCTTGATGACGGCTGGTCGGTTTGCGTGGCCGCTCATCCCCATGTTGGCGTCAATCGTCCCGGCGATGTCATCCTCTACCCAATATCCTTGACCCGACTCCCGCATTGCGTGCATCACAGCAGGCACTTGGCACGCCTGCAACTGAGCCGTGGGCTTTGGATCAAGCCCCCGAGAGTATCCTCCTGATTGCCAGTCAAACGCCTGGGCATCGAAGCCGCCCCCGATGGTAGGAATCAGCGTCTCCGATTCCGCATCCAGGCGCTGCTGCCCCCCCGCATTGAGGCACATGGAAATTAAATGACCATGACCGTGATTGGCATCCTGCCCACTGCATCCGTGCAAGCGACCGAAACTAGCGTCAATGGTAGGAGCAACTTCATGGCTAACTAGCGCATCACACTCTACTCGTTCGTTTCCTGTGCGACTGAACGGAGAGCCGTTAGTAACTGTGGGGGCAATTCTTTTCCTCGTTTCTCTGCTCGGCGCAGGATGCCCTTGCAGGCTGTGCTGCTCAAAAAGAACCGCTGCGGCACGGTGCCAGTCTCCAAGATATCCGACAACGAACACACGCTTGCGTCTCTGGGCCACTCCGAAATACTGAGCGTCAAGCACCCTGTATGCGAACCCATACCCGCACTCTGCCAGCCCTCCGAGGAAGGAGCCAAAGTCCCGTCCTCCATTGGAGGACAAAACGCCGGGGACGTTCTCCCAGACCACCCAACTGGGGCGATATCGTTTAGCAATGGCAAGAAAGGTAAGCATGAGGTTGCCACGCGGGTCATCCAGACCTTTTCTGAGTCCTGCGACTGAGAAGGATTGACAGGGGGTTCCTCCGCAGAGAACATCGATAGTTGCATCAGGCCACTCCTTGAACTTGGTCATGTCCCCAAAATTTGGGACGCTTGGATAGTGATGTTTTAACAAACCACATGGGAAGGGTTCTATCTCGCTGAACCCCACTGCTTCCCAGCCAATAGGATTCCAGGCAACACTTGCCGCCTCAATTCCAGAGCACACAGATAGAAACTTCATCGCTTGCCCTTCAAGTACGCAATCAAACTTTTCCTAGCAAACTTCTCAAACGCCAAGGATGGTGGAAGCGGCTTGTTGTGCAAGCCATTCGGCCATACACCAAACTTTGACTTGTAAACCGCCTTCGCCCTCCCCTCCGACCATGATCCAGACTGCACCATGTATTGACCCATGCTCCACCATGCCTGCTTCTCGTCACGGGACATGGGACCTAGTTCTTGCATCTGGCCGGGAACAGAAACGACTGCAGACTTGCGCTCCCGCACATGCCCGCAGTGAGCACAGGTATCTGAACCACGCGGCCACAACGCACCGCAGGCAGGGCACTTGGATTCTTTCTTCTCCTTCTCGTCGGGTTCTTTCTTTGGTTTCTCCTTACCGTCATCTAATTCACTGACACCATTCTCAAATACATCCTCCCAATCTTCTCTGAATCGAATGTAGTTACCTGAATGATCAAGCCACAATCCGAAAGATTTTCCGGGATATGTTCTCATCACACGCCCCATTTGCTGGATATGTGATGACAATGATTTAGTAAAAGGGCGGGCAGATACTCCAATTCTTACTGCCGGTGAGTCGAAACCCTTGGTAAGAATATCAGTAGCAATCAACCCCACGATATCTGAATCAGGTTTATTGAAGTCTTCGATTACATCCTTCTTAAATTGATCGTCGTCCCTGTAGGATATAGATACAAAGTTATATCCCTGCTCACGGAACTTGGCCTGTAAGTCAATACCGTGATCCACCCCAGCACAGAAAACGATAGTTTTCTCAGGCTTGCCGAATACTTCATGGGTTTTCTTGATCCACTCAGCGACGATATCGCCAGTGATCTTCTTGCCCCGTGCCGTAGCCTCGGCCTGACTCCACTCCCCTGCAACTTTCTTGGCTCCCGCCATGTCAATCTCCTTGGCGATAAACACGCGAAGGGGAACGAGAGAGCCAGCCTCTACCAGTTTCTTGGTGGTGATAGGGGATACGACATGGGAGTAAACAGAACCCATACCCTTCGTGAAGGGCGTAGCTGTTAGGCCGATGACCTTGATGTGTGGATTGTTCTTGATGAACTCTATCGTCTGGGCACGAGACTGATGGCATTCATCCACGATCAGGAGGGAGAGGCCAGGGAATGATCCACGTTTCTCAATCGTCTGCGCCGAACAGACTTGGATCAGTTCTGATGGGCGGTATCTCCAATGCCCTGACTGGAGTACGCCGTGGTCAATACCGTACTTGTCCAGGCGCTGGGAGGTTTGATCGCAGAGCACGATCCGGTCCAGCAGCATCGCCGCTCGGGTGCCCTTGACCTGACAAGCGTGCAGCATGGCAATGGCAATCTCGGTTTTACCCCCCCCGGTTGCGAGGTAAAGAGTTACCGCCTGATGCCCTGCCCTGAACGCCTCGCGCAGCATGTCCAATGCCGCTTCTTGGTAGTCGCGTAGTTTTAGCATTTGATCCTCTGCCAGCACTAGCCCGCTGGCGTGGGCACGATTACTCTTCCTTCTTCAGCTTGCGCTGCAGGGATGCCACCGTTTTCTTTAATTCACCGTTCTCCCGCTGGAACGTGTCCCGTGAAATTTTGAGGGACTGGTTCTCAATCTCCAGAATCCTGATCTGCTCCCGCAGTTCTGCGATGGTTTCAGATGCGGCAACTTTTTCCTCTGGTGTGGCCTCCATCGCTTCCACTGCAAGCCGGTCAGCAAGGCGCTGGTTCTCGGCCACCAGTTCTGCTACCGCTTCGTCCCGCTCGGGCGTTAAATTTGTCGGCTCCAACGGGGCTTCAACCACGTTGTTCAACTTGGCAGGCTTCTTGGGAGCGTTAGTTTTAACGGTGCTGACCTTCTCGCCGCCGTCCATCTCCAACTTGACAGCAGTGACAAGCTGGGGTGAAACGCCACAGATGCGGGCCATCTCGTTGACGCTGAGGTCGCCCCACTCAAAATCGTCCAGCAGGGTCTGAACACATTTGCGTTTGTCGGCATTGCTGCGGCGCAGGCCGTGGTCCCGGTTCGCTCCCAGGCTGTAGAGGATGGCATCCCTCAAGGTGCCGATACGCACATCGGCCTGGATGCTGGTCTTGCCCAGGCGCTTGACGGCATGCAACCTATGGAAGCCATCGGCCAAGTAGTAGTCCACACCGTCAAAGAATGCGATGACAGGCGGGAACTCGTCGCCCGCTTGCATCGCCTCGGCGTAGTCCGATACCGTTTCCTCGCTGATCGAAGCACGGGACTGGGTGCCCTTGTCAATGATGATGCTGTTGATGTTAAGTTTTTTCACTGAGTTTCCTTGTTGATGATCACTGCGTCCTCCACCTCGGCAGGCCGCTTCATTGCTACTTCCACCAAACGGCGGAACACTTCACTTGGGACTTGCACCGCTGGCACCACCATGCTGTGCTGGTAAAGCGCCGCCACCAGATGCCTCATCTGCTCGTTCATGTTAGCCTCCTGTTGCCTCAATGCAACTGGTAGAAACCCCTAGTTGTCATCAGGCAGGTTCAGTGTACCATCGGGGTTCTGGAGGTGCAAGATGGAAGATCTGCTAGAAGAGAATCGTGTGCTGCGGGAGCGCATCGCCACCCTGGAGGCTCACATCCACGAGGGCATCCATTGTGCATTTTTTTGTGCCTTGCCGGAGTGTTTTCAACAACTGAAGGAGAAGTCAGATGAGCAACAGAGAGTTTTTCCGATTCACCAATCCTCTTGACATCACCATTGGACGGGGCCGCATCATCTGGGCAGAAGCGCTCACGTACGAGGGCAAGCACCCGCCGTATCAAGGTGAAACCTTTCCTGAGGGGTGGGTTCTGCCGGGAGGGGCGCGGACACAGGATCGCGCACTTGCCGAAGCAGTTGCCAAGCAGATCGACGAGATCGCTGCGCGGCAGGGGGGCGTGCGATGAACACCAAAGATCTCGTTCGCCACGCCCGGGAGTTATGGAACTCCCCACTGGTGCCGACCAGTGTCA